TGAGGCTAGACCTCTACTACGCATTTCCTTCTTTCCTTCAAGGAAAATCGTACCGCTACTGTTGGGCTTCTTCATGGGGCCGACCAGATCAGCCTTTAGCTGCCGGTCGCCAGGAATGGATGCTGTTTTCAGCCAATCCTTCATCAAGCCCCACATCTCAGCCCGCTTGTTGCCCCACATAATGGCGTTCTTGGCCTTCCAGCCAAAGTTTACCCCACGCACCTTGTACCGCTGTTCTGTCAGCCTGTCAAGTATTCCATATCCGAGGCCACCTTCGTCGATTACCGACAGAATCGGCTTGTACTCCTCGATGGCGTCGATCACCCGTCCGACGATGGTCATGGTGTCCTCGCCCGAGTACCGTTTGATGGCGATGATGTCCCGCCCCTGGCGCACCACCAGCACGGTCGAGTCGGCGCCCCCGCGCGCGGGGTCTATCCCGAGCACAATCGGTGCCGTGGTGTCCTTCCACCGCTCGCGGCCCATTGCGTCCTCGACCAGCATGGGCTTGATGAACTGATCCTCCCCTGCGTCGGGGAACTCGCCGTACACCTCGACTTTCGCCTGTGGCGAATCTTCGCCGTATTCTGCGATGATCTGCTCATAGACCTGCTTGTCGGTGTCCTCCACCGTCCTTGCGTCCACACTGCGGGTGTTCCAGAACGCCCGTTTGGCGTGGAAGCACTCAAAGAAGTAGCCTTCGTTGCGCCGGGGGTTGCTAAAGGCAAACCAATACCGATCAGGTGTGTTCTCGGTGAAGAACCCGGCGCCGACCTCCCATATAGGATTAGGTATGCCGGAGGACTCGTCGAAGATCAGCATCATGCCGTCTTGGTTGTGGACGCCCGCGTAGCTGTCGGGGTTCTCTGCCGACCACAGCTTGCCCTCTGCGGCCCAGTAGCGCGTGCCTTTCTTGAGATCCCGCTCGACCAACTCGCATAGCCACGCCGCCGGCACCAGCTTGGTCGCGCTGATCTCAAACCAATGGTTGTTGATGGTCATCGCCGACCACTTGGTGAGCTCGGCCCAGGTCACTGACCTTAGTTGCGACTCCGAGTTGGCGCTGATGATGACGCTCGCGCCGATGCGGGTGGTCAGCATCCACAGCACCAACCAACTCACCAAGGCTGACTTGCCAATCCCTCGCCCGCTGCTGACCGCCTCCCGCAGCGTGTCCATCTGGATCTTGCCCTTGTTACCGTCGATGTGCTTCTTGATGTCGCGCAGCACTTCCCGCTGCCATTTGCGCGGGCCTTTGAACTTATGCAGCGGGGTGTTCTTCTGGCCCCAAGGAAAAGCCAGTAATACAAACGCCTCGGGGTCGTCGCAGATCTGCGGGCTCCACAACTCAACCATGAGCTTTTGCTCATCCTCGGAGGTGTAGATTGGGGTTTGCATCAGGGGCTTATCTCAACGGCTTGCCCCTCAATCACTCTTGCGCGGGCTTGTTCCAGCGCCGTGATGACGCTGATCTTCTGGTACACGTCCACGCTGATCTCCTGCCGGGCCGTCCAGCCATGCACATGCTGCAAGATCGCCAGGCTCGCCTTGGCGTCGCCCGCTTCAGACGCCTCGTTCAGGCGCTGCGCTGCGCGTAGCTCATTGTCGGCCTTGCCCTTTTGCGCCGCCAGCTCGGCCAATGGGTCAAATTGGCACAATTGCCGGTACTCCAAAGGCAGCATCCCCGACGCCAGTGCCAGTGAATCTCCTTTCAACCCTAAAGATGCTGCTTTGTATATGGAGTCCAGACGCGCCTCTGTCGCCTGAAGTCTGGGTCGGATCGCTAACGGCAGTGAGCGGAACATGGCTGCGTTATACCACGGACTTAAACGCGGTGTCCATTTGGCCTATTTGGCCTATGCCATGTGGGGGCTGATGTGGGGGCGTAAACGTTTGGCTTGCAGACATAAAAAATTTTGCAAAAATTCTCACGGCTCCTACCCTGACCTGTGCCCTTGGCGCTCGGCCCTGGCTCCCCCATGCTGCGCTGCAACAAATGCTCGATGGCTGGCGCGCAGGCCGGACAGGCCAGCAGGCCAGCAGGCCGGACAGGCCAGCAGGCCGGACAGGCCGGACAGGCCGGCAGGCCGGACAGGCCGGCAGGCCGGACAGGCCGGCAGGCCGGACAGGCCGGACAGACTTTTATCCACGTGAAATATGGCTTATCTGGCAGCCTGGCAGCCTGGCAGCCTGGCAGCCTGGCAGCCAGGGTCTATGTACACTATTTACCCTTTTTGACCCCGGTAAATGTCGGCGCCCGCGCAGCGCTGCGTGGCGCACGTGCCCTATACCTATACATACAGTAGATTTAAAACTGCAGAATATATTCTTATGTAATATAGCCTATAGAGCCTATTGCCCTATGACAGCGACGCTGGCGCGCGGTGAAATAACCTGCAAATATCCTGCAAACTGTAAAGAAAAGACTTGCGCTACTGAAAAGACTATGGTCTACTCAGATTGTTTCATTTATGCGCGCCGCGCATGTTCATAACCTAACCTAGAGTCCACGACATGAACGAAACAGTAATATGGGCATTGCCAGCAGGAAAGACTGATAGGCTTTACGAACAGATCATGATTTGCAACCGTGGATTGCTTACCAAGGCAGATTGCGCCGAGGTCAAAGCGGCCGCAGGCAAAGACGGCTGGCATTCTTTCCGTGTTGTGCAGATGGACTTGAATGCAAAGCCGGACTTCGTAAAATCGCTAATCGGCGTAACAGGCGACGGTTACACGGTTCACGTTTTACCAGACGGCACGTTAACTATATAGCACCCATGCGCGCCACTCCCGGCGCGCATGTTCATACAGTACATTGGAGTCCACAACATGCAAGTCCATCTCACACTGAAATCCGCGAACGCGAAAACCGGCCCGATACCGGTATCCACAACGACAAGCGAATCCTGCCCGCCAGACTGCGCGATGCGCGATGCCTGTTACGCGGCCAGCGGCCCGCTAGCGTTACACTGGGCAAAAGTCACGGCCGGCGAGCGTGGTACAGACTGGCCGACGTTTACCGCTAGCATCGCCGCGCTACCCGACGGCCAGCTCTGGCGTCACAATCAAGCCGGCGACTTGCCCGCCGCCAATGGCACCGTGGACCCGGTCAAACTCGGCCAGCTGGTACATGCCAATGCCGGCCGGCGCGGATTCACCTATTCGTATCACCGCGATACCCAGTCCATCGATTGGATTCGGCATGCCAACAATTGGGGATTCACCGTCAATCTAAGCGCCAATGATCTAGCGGATGCCGATACGCTCGCCGATCATAAAGCCGGGCCTGTGGTTGTCGTGCTGCCAAGTACCCAAACGGCTAACACTAAAACACCCGCCGGGCGCCCGGTTGTCGTCTGCCCTGCCACGCAGCGCGACAATGTGTCGTGCGCGACGTGCCAATTGTGCGCCCGCCAGCGAGACGTGATTGTCGGCTTTCCTGGCCACGGCACGCGTAAACGCGTTATTGATATCAGGCTCGCAGCATGACCACCACGACACGCGTGATTGTCACGCCAAGGTATGGCTGGCCCTTCGGGCCTGCCGTCAAAAATCCACCCATGCCGGCGCTCCCGCCGGCGCCATTCTGAGCGGAACACGATGAATGCTACTTGGTTTTTGTTGTCCCATGCCTGCGCGGTAGGCGCATGCGCCTGTTTTTTATACCTAATAATCAAGGGGTAAGATCATGCACACAATCGAAGAACAGGAACGCGCAGCATACGTCGCGGGCGATGCGCACACGGCGGGCCTATTGGCCCGCATCCTGCACCTTGAAAACGCGGCGGCAGACCACCACGCGCTGCTGCGTGAGGCGCTCGACGGTGAGGCGGGCGATGCCGATTGGCGCGCGCGCGCGCGGGCGGCGATCGCGGATTAGTACTCGGCCGGCAGCGCCCCGGGGGGCGCTACCGGACGGGCACTTGCACGTCATAATCCACTAGAGGAAAGTACACTATGAGCGCTGCAATAGTCACAAAGTACCACGGGCCGACGAACACAAAAGGCGCGCGCATATCGGCGCGCATGATGACGGCGCGCCCGGTGTTCATCCCGTATGTCTACGAATTGAGCGAGCGCGACTGTCACGCGGCGGCGGCGGCGGCGCTCATGGCCCGCGAGGGCTGGCCCGTGGGCTGCCCGATGGTTGCGGGCGGCATGCCGGACGGCGGTTATGTGTTCGTGCGGGCGGCAGCATGAGCAACATCAGCAGAATGCATGAAGACGCTTTGGACCCTGACAAGCATCTATGGCCCGTCGAGCCTCCGAAGTCTTATCAGGTGGTGCTGGACTTTTTCTCCGCAGAGAATGAAGAACAATGCCATCGGCGCATTTATAAATACACGGATTGCGGCGCATGGATTGAATTCAAGGAATCCGGCATTGTGATTGGTTCGATTGTCGAAGGTTGCGACTTTGGAACGGCCACATACCCGCTTTACTATTCCGACGATTTTACAAGCGCGGATATTCAAGCGCGAATTGATGCCGTCGAAAAAGAAGCCAGCGCAATATGGGAATGGGCTAATCGCCGGTGTGACAAAAACGGGAAGTGGCGACGGAATGGAAGAACGACAATGGCTGAGCTTGGAATTGACGCGCCCGACGTTGATTCTGATTTTAGTATGTTTGAACAAGGCGAGAGGTCGTCATGATCGCGCTCGCCGTGCTGCTCTGTCTGGCGTTGTTGGTTATCGTTTTCGACTTATAGGGGTACACAATGAAACAGTACAAAGCAAAGAACGGCGCGATGCAATACAAGCCCAGCACGTCATGGTTGCTGGGCGCTGAGCGTGACAATCTGGGCTGGTGCTTGGCCTGCGGCACCGATCAAGGCGGCGTCGAACCCGACGCGCGCAAGTATAGGTGCGAGGGGTGCGGCGCGCATAAGGTCTACGGGCATGAAGAGCTTGCGTTGATGGGCCTGTGCTACAGCGACCAGGGGGCGCCGGACAACCGCGCTTCCCGCGACTATGGGGACGTGTCCGCCCGCGAATAGACCACCACCACCACCTAACAGGGGCGCCCGAGGGCGCCCTTTTTTTATTTCACCGCCGATAATCCCGGCTTGCGGAGAGCATCGGCCAGCGGAGAGTTGACCGGCACCTCGACCAGGCGGCGCAGTTCTGACTTCGTCGCGTGGATCAACTCGGGGGCGCAATAGACGTGCCGGCGCGTGGGTAACTCGGCGCTCGTCACGCGCCCACAGTCGAGCCACTGGCACTCCAGCAAGGCATGGTGCAGGGCGGCGGCGGGGATGCGCTGGCCCGGCGCCAGCCCGGCGCGCAGGGTCAGATCGGCGCACAGGACGTGGAAGGGCGCGGTGATGACGCCCTGCTCGAACGGCCCCTCACGGCCTCGGATCATCTCGCACAGAATCGATTCGGCGGGCGACTGACCATTGGCGATCAGGCTCAACTTGTACTCGGTGACAGGCGGGGCGGCGGCGGGGTTGAACGCTGACACGTCGCGGCGGTACAACCAGGCGGCGATCGCTTCATAGCCACCGCCTGACTCAAACCAGCGCCACATGCGCTGGCCGCGCTCGGGCGGGTCCATCCGGGGTAGGTCGGACCAGACACAGAACCACCGCCGGTCTTGGGAGTCCAGCACGATCGGCACACGGTCATTCGATGACGCGATCACCAGGCAGCGGTTAACCACGCTGTAGGGGTGCTGCGATTTTTTGTTGACCAGGATGGTCGCGGGCGGGGCGGCGATGATCGGTTTCAGGTGATTGGCGAGCGCCCGACGGTCTTTGGCCTCGCTCTCGCGCAGTTCGTGCAGCATGATGACCTCGGACTCGTAGGCGTAGCCCCATTGGGAATTAATGGTGTTGTTGTTGAGTTCGCCCAGGTTGCGGCCTTGACCGCACACTGACCAGAGGAACGGCGCCCAGAACGTATCCTTGCCGCTGCCTTGATACCCGGCGATCAGAATAGCGTGGTTGACTTTGGTGCGCGGTTGCTGGAGCTTGCAGGCCAGCACGTCGAAAATGTGCTCGCGGTCGCGCTTCTCTGGGATCAGGGCGGCGCAGTGGTCGAGCCAGAGTGATATATCGACCACCAGGCTGTGGTTGACGGCAGGGCGGGCGTCGCGCCACATGTTGCCAAACACGTCACCGTCGCGGGTGACCAGCACGTCGTCACCGGGGGAGTAGGTGACACCGGCCAAGGCGGGCGCGCCCATCGACTGGCGGTTCTCGTCATAACAGATCGACGACTCGACACGGCGCGACTTGCCCTTGGCGTCGGTGTGGATCGAGTAGCAGGGGATGTGCCGGAACAGGGCGTTGAACACGCCCCGGGTGAGGTGCGCGCGCTCTTGCATGTCGAAGTAAGCCTCGTCGGACAAAAGGTAAGCGAACCGCTCATACCACCCGCCCTTCGCAACCCTACCTATCTCTTTACGCGCCACGGCGGCGATCAGGGCACCGGCCTCGGTGCCGGCGCTGAAGAGGTCGCCGGGGGTAATCTTGGCGAGGGTCGTTGCCATGACGGCGGCGAGCAGCTCATCCCGTAGGCCGGTCGTGTGCGCCGGCCCGCCCTGCTCGGCCACCCAAGCTAGGAAGCGGGCGCTGTCCCACTCGCCACAGTGGGCGTGCAGGCAGGTGTAGGCGCGGTTGACCGGCATGTAGCGGCCCTCGATCTCGCCCGTGGTGTGGGCGTCACTGTTAGGACAGACCACGCCCCACCACCCGGCGGCGTTGCCGCGAGCGGTCAGGTGGCCGGCCTCGGAAAGCCACGCCAGCACGTCGTCGGTGCCGTCGTCGTCCAAGGTGACCGCGCGCGCGGTGGCGGTGTCGGCGGGGTCGGGGGTCACGCCCAAGGCGGCGCAGACCTGCTCGACCGTAAAGTCGCGCTCGGGGTGGAACTCAGCGAGGCGGGCGGCGAAGCGGTCGCGGCCCGGCTTGATGTTGACGCTGCCGGGGATACGCCAGTTCCTCACTGGCGTGATGGCGCCCTCGTCGGTGTAGCCGGCCTCGGCGAAGGCGCGCTCGGCAGCACCGGCCACGCCGAGGGGCACCTGCTCACTTAGGACGTAAATCCACTGCTCGTTACCCGGCGATGTCTCGATCTTCCACGTTGGTTCCAGCGGCGGGGTCTTGCTCTTGGTGCCCACGTCGTCCAGACCCAAAAAGGTCGCGTGGGTGCAGTTGGCCGCGCTCGCCGACAGGCCACCGGTCATGCGGTCAAGGATGAAGCTGCCGCTACTGACGTACCAGGCGCCGCCGGCACGGCGGGGGGCGCTGGGGAGCTGCGGTATCCACGCCTTGGTTTTCTGTTGTACAAATAAGACAGTCTCACCCTCGGGTGCCAGGCTCGTGACGAATTCAATAAAGTCCATGCTATTATTCCTCTTGGTTGGTTGCATTTAGCGCCCGCCGGGATCAGCGCCCGGCGGGCGTTTTACTTTCCGTAACGCTTCATAATCTTGACCTCGGCCCCCAGCGGCAGGCCAACGGCCCACGCGGGCGCCTCGCACATTACGCGCTCGACATCAAGAGCGACACGCTCACCGTCGGCCTCGGGGCACTCCACCACCACCTCGTCATGCACATGCAGCACCACGCCCTCCAGATGACGCAGCGCATGGCGTAGCAGATCGTTCGCAGTTGCTTGGGTAATGTTCTCGACCGCCAGCCCGCGCCACAGGCGGGCGCGGGGCCACTCGGTCGCATCGGCTGCGGGCTTCCACGCGGCCTTGAGGTAGGATACGCCATCGGCCTCCAGTTTGGCGAAGGGATAGCACAGCACCCGGCCCGACGGGAGCGAATACCAGAGGTGCTGGCCGTCATATAGGTACACCACCCGACCACCGGAGAACTCACGCCCGACGTTACGCATGGCGCGAGTGTAGGCGGCCTCCAAGTCTTGGCCGTGCTGCATGGCCCACGGGTTAGTGGTGCGCCAGAGGCGTATCACGCGGGGGACGTTCTCGACCCGGACGCCGTACACCCTCCCAAAGGTGTCGAACGATCCCTCACCGCCCAAGAATCCAAGGGCCAGCTCCTGCACCTTGCCGACCTGGCGCTGGTCACCCGTCACAGCCTCGTAGGCCACGCCGAAGGTCGCCATCGCATTCACCTTGTACGGGTCGCGGCCCGAGCGGAACACGTCGAGCTTGGCTTCCCCCGCCGGGCAGTTGGAGAGCCACGGGTTGACGCGGCCCTCGATGGCTGACCAATCGGCCACCACCAGCACGTTGCCCGGCGCCGGGATCAGGGCGGGGCGTAGCATACCTTTTCTT